CCTTGATTGCTTTTCATTGATCCATCGCGTCTATACATACCTTGTGCCATATTATTTACCTTTTTTTCCAAATATCTTGTCGTAGTTGTCATTGAACTTTTTTCGTGTATCAGAGGTAGAGGTTCTAGGCTTACTACCCTTACCACCATTTGCTTCAGGGAAGTGTCTATCCCTTGTAGCTTTATCTAGCTTATGTAAATGACTCATCTAACTCATCCTCAAAGTTTGAAGACATTTTATCGTAAACAATGTCCAATATCTCACGCATTAACATCTCATCCTTGTCTATTAAAGCATTACCGAAACTCTGAATCAACTCTAACTCAGTGTCACTTACGTATTCATCACTTTCAATCATAATCATCGTAACCTTCCAGAGTATCTCTTAATATTATATGTTTACATAAGTCAATATAGAATACCGTTTTTTCATCGATTAGAGAGCTTGCAACCTCAACCTGACCCTCTTCTATAGTAATCATAATTAAATCGCCTGTAAAGCCTTCTAAGGGCGTTTTAGGGTCTTTCATATTAGGGCGGATAGGGGTTACTTTCATAAGACTCCAAATTTTTTTTTGAGGTGTACCCACACACCTACACACGTGCGCCTTCGGGGAGGGGGGGTCTACTCTGACTCTTTATCGTCTTGTAAACCATCAAACCTTTTACGCTGTAGTGATACAGTGACCCCGGTATCTCCCGTCATCTCAACTGCTTTCAATGTGGGTTGAATGTATTTACTCACCCTATCGAATGCGTCAACACTGGCTTTATAATCTGCAATGTCTCCCGTTGTCTCGGCTATCTCCTGTATCTTTATAGCCGACTCAATGGCATTGATAACAGGGTTAAACTCGCCCTTATATTTACGCTGTAAGTATTCATCTAGAACCCTACGATAGGGTTTATTGGTGCTACCAAGTGGACGACCGCGTTTTGCCATTGTTTAATCCTCAAGTATTTGATTTTAGGTTGATAAATAATTGATCATATTTTAACCAATTATAACATATATTCCCCTCTTATCGTATTTATATCCCCTTTCATCGCAAATAGACGTTTTATGCTTGATTTACACATGTAAAGGATTAATATGGGAACCACATTCACTTATACAGGTAATACATTATGACTACATTAACTAATAACCAAATTAAAGCTACTGAATTATTAAATGCTCAAATAGTCGAGGGTTCCGATTTTGATGATGGCGGTTATGCTTTTATGGATGAACTGCTTGATTGTTTAGTAAACAATGGATGGAATAGAAAAGAAGCCGAGGGGACAATCGGTAGCTTGCTTGATAATCCTAATTCAAAAATCCAATATTGGGATGATGTTGAGGGCTACAATGGCAAAGAAGAAAAACTTTATTGGATGCATGCCTAAGTAATTATATCGAGCCACTTCACTGAGGTGGCTTTATTATAATTATTTAACTACACAAACGAGGTGACAACATGAAAGATATTAAAGATCAGGTTTTGCATATTAAAGAAACAATCGAGTCAGGCATTACATATGCTGATGCAGGTTTAGAAGTTGACGCGGAAGCTAACGGTTACGATTTAACTGATATTATTAATGGTTTTGATTACTTGCAAGATGTGCTTGATATTCAATATATAGTAGATAGCAATGGTGAATATTTAGGCGCGCGCATACTGGTTGCTTTTGGTGGTCCTAATATTTGGGTTGATACCCTTAATCATCGCATCGAGGGCGCATGGTGGCAAGATAAGTTTGACGCCTACTATGATGATGATGCTATGGATATAGATGAAGCATTGCGCGAATTGTGGGCCTGCAGATAGTTAATGCATCAAGCCCATTTTGACTAGTGGGCTTTATTGGATTAATTACACTTAGAGGATATAAACATGGATAAAACTTATAAAGTAACAATTAGTTACACTGAATACGGAACCATTGAAGTTAATGCAGCAAGTAAACAAGATGCGGAAAATATAGCTTTTACAATGTTAGAAGAAGAAGGCGTACCGCATGACGCTAACACTACTGATAGAGATTATTCGGTTGATTATGTAGAGGATAAATAAAATGATTACATTCCCAAGCGGTTTAAAATTCGGCAATGGTGAGGCTTCACTGGTCGACTCACTGTTTACAGGTTCTACTACTAATGACGGTTGGTATACTGTAACAGGTAGAAAGTACAAAACAATGCGGTTCTTTACTGGTAACGGTAAACCATTGTTCTATATTGTTAAAAATAAACATGGCATTACTAGCGGAAACATGACTAGTAACGACAATAAGTTTCATTACATGGCGGGAACCTGTAGCTTAACCAGTAAAAAGTTAGGCTTAGATAAGCTAGATTACACTACAGAAAAAACTTTAATAACTAATATTCTAGAGGATAAATAAAATGACTATATACGATAGAAAATGTAACGCGACTCGATACCTAGCTTTTAAGGAATGGCAAAGACAAGCCAAGCGTAAAACAATACGCGCCAATCTATGGTGCATAACATCAACAGCACTATTCATGTGCGTACTGGTACAGATTGCAAGGGGAGTATCATGAAATATGTAGTTGTTTGGTTTACTGATGCGGGGCAACACGCGCTCCGCTTTCCAACCCTTGAACAGGCGAATAGGTTTAAGGATATTTTAATAGCTGATGAACATGACGATATTTATGTGGCTGAGATAGTAGAGGAGATTGTTAAATAAGGGGCGCAAGCCCCTTTTTATTTGCCCTGATATTTATCCCTAAGATAATTCATAGATACTGGTAATTCATCACAACTACCATCTTGTACTTCATTTAAAATCCAAATGCCACGCCATGACCCGTTGGTTTGTGCTGACAAATAATCTTCATCATGTTGGTAGTAAATCCCTGAGAACAATCCCAAAATATTCTTCCCGTCAGCCCTGCGAGCATAGGCAATATCTCTATCCTGAACATGACCCATTACGCAAGACATCATCTTTTTTGACAACATATTTCTAGCACTAGAGACTGGTCTGCCCATGATGCCTGATGTAAAGTAATGGCTATAGGCTATTCCATCTATGACTGCCACTTCTAAAAAATCATAGACTTCCCAACCCATTTCGTCTAGCTTAAAGTCATCATAGCCTATCAACCCGTCTAGTTTTGGATCGGTTTCAATAGCGCGTTCAATTCTTTGTTCATGGTTTCCGATAGTGAATACCAGTCGTGGATGCCATTGCTTGTGCTTGTTCCTAATGAGTCGCTGTTGCTCTTCCCTGATGGGGGCGAGGAATGTTTCCATTCCGTTGATGCCTGCTTTAATGTCAGCAGTGTAGCGTCTTCCCTCAAAGGACTTCTTGCCGATGTCCCATGCACTAAGGCTAGGCATATCAAAATGATCGCCAATATGGATAATAACATCGGGCTTTTTATCGACAGCATATAGTCCTGCCCATCTTAGATGGTCAATAGGTTGATTAGGTTTAACTTGGGTATCAGGTATTACAAGATGCTTGGTCATTCTGTTACCTCGCAGTGCGAATTATAATGATTTTATCACGCATTTCTAATGCTGTATATTCATACAGTATATACCAAATTGTAATGGTTCGTTTCGGTTACTGGTGAACCACGCCAGTTACACAGGCTAACGCCCTAACCTAGAGGAGTATCAGTGCTGTAGTCAGTACTGCCACAATGAGTAGCTGACCATTCGTTACTTTAGCAGGGCTGTTAAACCATGCTTTCAATTCGTTACGAGTTTCCTCAATCTCAGCTTGAGCCTCATCAATGGCTTTATCTGCAATTTCATGGGCTTCTTCAATAGCTTCTTTAATCTTTTTCTTAGGCATAATTTACTCCTTAAAATGGTACATCATCAGATAGAAAATCATCTTGCTTCTTGGGCTGACCGCCCTCAGTGTAGATAACTTTCACATTACCCAAAATGGGTGGTCGCTCTGCACCAGACTCACGTTCTTCTTTATCCTGAGACTGGGCTATAAACCCATGATTACCGTACTGATCTTCTTCAGTAGGATTGATAAAGGTAGTCAGGTTTAGATACTTAGCTACTGACCCATCTTTTTTGGTTACTTCTTTCAGTCGTGACTTATCAATCTTTGTCACGTCTAACGATACTGATACACCTATCTTACTCATGTTAAATTCCTCACTTCTGATTTGATTTCCTCTACGGCTAGACTAATCTGGTCAGCCAGTTTCTTGATAAACTTTTCATCACGCTCAACACGCACAACAAAAGGTTTCATATCAGGGTGATAGGACATAAAATCCCACCATTCTCTGCCTGTAATATACAAGCAACCCTGTACCTGAGCATAGTGTTTACTCGGACATACGCCCTTTCTACTCCATGCTATGTGGTTCTTTGGTGATGGGCATTTAAACTCTACACCCCCATCATCATTAACTAATCCATCAGGGCTACAACCGAACTCACCTGAGTCATCTAGTATAAACCCTACTTCCTCTACGTCAATACCATTCATAAATTCATAGGTGGCTCTGGCTTCAGGCTCTAACTCAGTTCCTCTCTGCATCCACTCATTGACATAGATTGGCTCACGCTCACCAGTTATTCTCTCTGCTATCATCTCACTTATGTAATCATCAGCAGATGCACTAGGCTTGCCTGATGTGGTGATTAGCTTTGAGAACTGACTAGCACTAGGTCTTCCTAACCTAGCGTCTAGCCATTCCTGAGTACCCTGTTCAGCTTCCAGTATTCTCAAGTTTCTTCTCCAACATTGAGATTGCTCTGTCATACTGGGCTACTGATAACTCATCTACAGTCTTGCACTTGAACACCTGACAGAACTTCTTAACATTACTCTCTGTTGCTTCCAACAGGGCTTTCAATTTAGCTGACTGGTTTTCACTGATAGGTGTGTCCACTACAGCTAACGGCAGATCTTCACCTGCGTAGATGTAATGACCCAACCCAAACATAGCTATACACTTAACTAAGCATCGCATTCTAGCATCACTCACATCTCTTGATGTTGGGTTTACAATAGCCTTGTTCCTGTGATCCATCACTGGTAGCCACATACGTCTAGTGATACCCTCGATAGTCAACTCAACCTCTACCTCAACAGTACCATTCTCTGCGATGTTAGGCTCAAAGTAGCAGTAGCTAGAGTCAGGGTAATACTTCATCAGTGTACCCCAAGCATACGCCCATGAAAGGTAACTCAAGTTACCCTTCTTCTCGATATGTTTAGAGACATCAATCGCTGACAGTGTTGTCCATACATTACTCATTATGCACCCCCCATTATTTCTTCAAACTGTTTATCACTATACCAAGTAGCGTTCTGGTCTTTAGCATACTGCGTACCATAACCTAAGTAGTATTGCTCAGTCTCGCATTCACGACAAGGGTATCCATGCAGAGCATCGAACTCCCCTCGGTCAAAGTCATTTAGTTTATTTAAATCAGACATTTCTCATCTCCATTTGTGTTTGGTGTTCTTCAATATATTCAACCGTCTTCTGATTGAATGCACCCATAGCGCGTTCAACTAGCTTACCAATCCTCTCATAGTCTTGGTCTGCTAGAGCGTTCAATACACCGAAATGATACTCATACATATCATCCACGCTTTCAAGATGCTCGCCAACAAAAGACTCAAACATAATATCATAATCATCTTTCATTAGGTCAGTGGTGTATTGCCATGCAGTATCTTCTACTTCTTTCTCAGAAGACCACGGCTCGATCAAAGGGAACTGGGTTGAGGCTTTACTATAATCGTATTCCTCAAAAATTAAGGGTCTGTTCATGTTTCTATCCTCTAAATTTGTGTGTGTGAGATTACATATTAGTGGGTTGTTACACCTATGTCAATATTTATTTGCAAATTATTTTACATTAGTATATGATGGGTACAAATCAC